ACGGTGAGATTTTTAATTTCACTAATTGCCTTTTCGTGGTTGTAAATGTTCACCTGTCCAGCATTAAACAATTCCCGCATCTTTGAGAATGCTTTCACTTTGGAATTGATGGTCCAAGTGAGTTCTTCAATGGGAAAGTCACCAGCGAGGGCCTGGATTGTGCCAGCGCTGTTGTATTGGTCCATGACGATCTTGTCAAACAAATAGAGCTTGTGCTGCTCCCTTATCCAATCTTCGACGGCGTTGATATTCACTTCTTTCCTTCCATTGATTTCAAAGTCGGCAACAAACGTGTGGAATTTATCAACAACCAGCGTGCCGTTATTGAAATGAACAATGCAGGCAGTGTAGTTATCTCGGCCAAGGCCACCACGAGCAGGGTCGAGAGCTAGTACATACGTTCCCATGAAGGCCTCTTCTGGAGGCAGGGCCTTGCGTTTGTCATCAATGCAGGCTTCCACTACATCGGGAGAAATGAGGGCGGAAAGATTGGCGGAGAACTGCGCCCCGTATTCCACATTGAATTTATCTGGATCGCGCTGGCGCTCTAGCTCTAGGAAGTCGCGAGAGATGGTGGGGTTCATCTCCCATGTTGGGAGGTTTACAGCTTGCAAATGAGGAAACCGCCCTGAGGCGGCTTCCTTGAAGTGTTGATAGAAGAGGCCATCTGTGAGCCAAGGCGAGGAGAGTTCGAGGATCTTACCTTCCCGGCCGAACTGCGCCACTGCAGGAGAAAGTGCCTGATAGATGCCGTTGGCGCCAGAGTTGGCATCACCATCCACTGCGAAAGCCAGCTCGTCGAACACGCAAGCGCAACAGGCCAGACCACGAGCAGCACGGCCAGATGTGGGGATGGCCTTGAACACGCAACCATTGCTCATCTCAAGCTGGTCTGCCGTTTCGCGAGCAATCTCTTGAGCGAATGGGCTATCGAGGATGAGCTGGCGGATGTTATTGAGGGCAATGCGGCTCTGATCTTGGCTGTTGGCCACTGTTAGCACGTACCATTTCTCTCCCTTTCGCACCTTGCTTTTGTATTTCTCTTCCAGCACGAAGCAGATGTAGACACAGGCAACGGCCGCCATAAGCGTTTTACCGCTACGGCGACCGAGTGCCCAAGTTGCCTGTGAATAGCCGCCAGTGAAGAAGCTGTCGAGGATTTCAGCCTGCTTCGGATAGAGTTCTAATCGAAGAGCGTGCTTGGCAAAGTCTGAGCAGCTAAGCATTCTTTTAATTCCTCCATGGAGCGAAGATTTTCTTTAGGAACGAAATAACAGGGGCGATTGGCCACATATTCTTTCTTCCATTGAGCTTGTTTGGCTTCACTGGCTCGTATCCAACCATGGAGCCTAATCTCGCGGTTTTCGACCGTAACGAGAACCAGGGTCTTGTCTTCACGTTCATCGAGAAGGCAGATTAGATCATAGTAATGGCGAGACCGTGTTTTCACGTCAATATCAAAAGGCAAATCAGAACTCCCGCGATTTGCCTCTACTTCCTCAAACACTCCATCTTTAAGACCAAGATATGAAGCGACTGCCATTTCGCCACCAGCTCCAAGAACGTGCATGCGAAGTGCATTTTCACCATGCGCTGGGCCGTTGTTTCGGCCCAGCTTACCTTGAGCGACGTTGACGGTCTGTCTGCGCTCACCTTCTGCAATGGCGAGCGCCTTCTCGGAGTGTGACAGCTCCCACGTTATGTAGCCCATGGTGTGCTAGGCGAATCCTGACGTTTCAATGTATCCAGTTTTAGAATGATTGCAACATCAGGATTTCTTATGCATGGCTGACGTTACACAAGGTGTGGATATGGTACAGCTCGGGCACAGTTCCGAGGGTGGTATTCGCGCTGATGGCCTGCAAAACGTGTTCACCGGCATGGGTACGACACGTGATAAGACCACACGTACCACTGTCAAGCCCGTCAGCTTCATGGGCCATGAAGACCTTGAAGGTCTTTATGCACATTGGCTCATGCGCCGCATTGTTGACCTCGTGGCGGATGAGAGCACCCGCGAGGGTTTTGAAATTCTGTTTGGCGGGGAAGGCGTGAACGCCGAAACCCTGTCTGGCGTTGAGCAAGCTATTGAAGACCTGGAAATCCTGTCGGGCTTTAATGAGGCAGCTAAGACTTCACGACTGTATGGCGGCAGCGCACTGTTGCTTTACATCGATGATGGCCGTCCGTCTGACATGCCCGTTGATCGGAACAACATTCGTGCCGTAGAGGGCATGGAGTGCCTGGATCGGCATCAGATTGCGCCGGTTATCAGCGAAGACAGCTTGTACGACTATTCAAAGGCAACTTACTACCAGATTATTTCGGGCGATCTTATTCAACAGCCCAATCTTCGCGCCATCCATAAAGACAGGATTTTGCGTTTTGATGGCATCTGGCTGCCCTATCGCACCCGTCAGAAGAACTATGGCTGGGGCATGAGCGTGCTGCAGAGCGTGTTTGAGAGCTTCAATCACTACTACAGCGGCACTTCTTCCATTGCCACTCTTCTTACTGAATTTGACATCTTCGTTCACAAGGTGCGGGGCCTGGCTTCGATGCTTGCTGCAGGCAAGGAAAGTCAAGTGAAAGATCGCCTGCAACTGAACGACATGAGCAAGAGCATCTATCGCGGCTACGCGATTGATGCTGAAAAGGAGGAGCTGGCATTTGTGAGCCGCCACTTTGGTGGCGTCTCTGAGATCTTGGAAAAGCTGCGGCTTGACATTATTGCTGCATCTGGCATTCCCCATACATTGCTGTTTGGTCAGTCGCCGTCAGGTCTTGGTGCTACTGGCCGTTCAGAGGAGCGTGATTTCGCGAAGATCTGCCATCACTACCAGGAGACAAATTTCCGCAAGCCTTTGATGAAGCTGATGGAATACATCATGCTGAGTAAGGCAGGGCCAACTGGCGGCAAGGTGCCTGATAACTGGCGTGTGAGCTTCAAGCCGCTATTTGAGATGAATGAGCGGGAGCTGGCGGACGTGCGGGCGCGTGTTGCTGCCGTGGATGCTCGCTACATCCAGGTGGGTGTGCTCACGCCGCAGGAGGTGGCTGATAGCCGCTTCGGCAAGAGCGAGTACAGCATCGAGACCACTATTGATCCGTCCATCGCACGGGAAATGCCTGACAAGGCTGGTGGTGGCGACGGGAAGCTGGCTGTGCCTCCTGGTGGCCGTGACCCCCTGGATCAGGCAAACGGCAGTTTGCCGATGGATGGAAGTCGCGAAGCATCTCCTGATGCTGAAACCATGGATGAGGCGGGGCTCTATCTCTCGCGGGATCTAGAGCATCAGCGTGGCGATGTGGAATTCAAGGACAAGGAACTCCACAAGAAGGCAATTGCTGCAGCGAAGGCCAAGTTCAAGACTTGGCCGAGCGCAGTGGCTGGCGCCTATGTCACGCGAAAGTACAAGGAGCTGTATAAGCGCAAGCATGGCAGTATGGAAGGCGCCTTCAAGGGCAAGAAGGAGACTGCCGAATATTTCAAGGAAGATGCCATCGAGCCAATGAAGGCCGAAGGGCTCATTCTTGGCGACATCGACGAGGCTTCCTTGATTTCTCAGGCCGATATTGATGCTGCATTGAACCAGTGGAAGGCGGAGGCGCCGGAGCGTTTTAAGGACATCTTGGAGGCTTCTGATGCTCAGCCCACTGAGTGATTCATGGCCTCGGTTTGATGCCGAGTGGTCATATGACACTAACCTGGGGCGCTATAGGCGCCCCTCTGGCCAATTCATGAGCGAGAAGGCCGTAATGGCCCTCGTTGATGGTCGCATTGACAAGCTTGGTCAGCAGCTACGCCGCTTCACTCAAATGCTGGCCGATGGCAACATCACAATTGATCAGTGGCAAGGCAGTGTCCGCGAGGCAATTAAGGCTGCTCATATTCAAGCAACGGTGCTTGGGCATGGTGGCAAGGACGGTATGGGCAGCGCAGAGTATGGCCGCATCGGTCAAAGGCTTCGTGCGGAATACACTTTCCTTCAAAATTTTGCTGGCGATATTTTGGCTGGGCGCGTTTCTACTGCCATGGCTCTTGCTCGCGTGCAGCTATATGCTGAGAGCGTGCGAGGTTCTTACTGGGAAGGTTCCAGTATTCGTCAAGAACGACAGGGCTACTCCCTGATGCGTCGCATTCTCGATCCGCA